CCTTTTCTTGAACCTTGTATTTGTTGAAAATTGGAAGATCGATTTGCTTCTTTGGCACTGCCTTATGCACAGACGATGCGAGAGCGCGGTAAAGATCAAAATCGGGATACCGTTCGTCTCCATCGGGTTTCCGCAAAACGTTTTTACCTTCGTCATCGATTAACCAGGACCAGATAAGATTGTACACTTCGGATACAGTTGCTAAATAGATTTTATTACCTTCTTTGTTCATTACACGAGCAGGTTTAACTGTTTCGGGAGTATCATGATAAAGAGCTTCTAACAGACTTACTGCTAGACGTGAGAGGTCAAAGGATGTATTAGGCTCTACACGTTTCTCATCTTTGTCAAAGAAAGGATCACAATTATACTGTGTTCCAGCATCGTTTCCAGGAAAAAATGCGTCGCTTATTACAAACCCAACTGGATCAGGCAATGTATAGGTTGCGCGTCCAAAGTCGATAATTTTCATAATTCGACCATAGGTTGGCACTTTCATAATCTTTTCCTCATTATTCTTAATTACACGGTAATACAAATGTGTAATACCCGTACCAGTCCACAAAATATTGTTAGTATGTAAGTCATTGTGTACAAATCCATAATAGTGTTGTGCGCATGTTAACGCAGCAATCACCTGAAAGAGCCAGGCAGTCCATCGCTCTTCCTTTGTGCTTGATAATGCATCATCGTCAGGATCTTCGTCATCTAATAACTCATCCATAGTGCCTTCTGCACGTTCCAAAAGAGTAACTTGTACTGGGAAATTGTTAAATTCTACATACTGTTCAAGTTCACTTGTGCTTGAATACTCATCGGATGTTTCAGAATCTTGTCTCATTCGTTGAATACGAAGAGATGGTTTTGTAAGCTGAACTGGTGCTTCATCGCTTTTTACTGGGTCGATTTCGGACATTTCTTCTTTTTTATCCTCCTCTGCATCACTTTCGTCAACAGCAATAAAATCACCTTCTTCTATTTCACTAATTCCCTCCGTTAAAAATTTACTATCCGATTCGGATTCATCCTTTACTAATTTGAATAGTCCTGCTCTTTGATTACGTTTCCACCACGGTGCGTTTCGTAAACTTTCATACTCGTCTGTGATATTGTATAGATAACGGTCTACACGAGCGGTAAATGTACCTAAACATCCACACCAATGGGGTGAAATACCACTCTGAACGAGTTTGGATGCACAGAGAGCAAAAAGGGCATCTACGTAGGCTTCATTTAGTGGTTCATTTATCTTGCCTAGAGCGGCTTTCCAAAGTTCTGAAGGAGCAGGAAGAGCTCCACTGCTAGGCCACACGTACTCGCCTTCCATAGCATTACCAGCATCCAATAAATGAACACGCTTGATAAAGACTGGCACGGTTTTGTCCGCTATCGTAACAGAACCCTGAAATCGTGACATAGGATCAACCTCTAGGCTCTGCCATAAGTCGCCAGAAATACCAGTCCAGCATTTCTTATATAAGCTCGGTGAACCTGCAAATTCAGGCATGACTTTCTCTAAAAGAGACCAAAAAGGCTGACATTCTGTAAATTCAGGTAATGAATCTACTATAACCTTTGGTATGCCTCCCATTGTTGGTGCAACAGTAAGACATTCAGGTAAAGCTTTGACTGCCGGAGAGGCAATGTGTGGGTTTGGCATATCTTTTTTTGCTCCTTGTGTGTGTCCTCCTCGGCCTGGACGCCCTCCTCTTCCTTTTCCTCGTTGTGGCATTTCTAAATCATTATTGCGTCCTTTAATTGTTAACAATTCCGCATACTCATGTATCAATCATGAGTGTCCCGCCTGCGGGCTCAAATCTTAGTAGTATTTTACCAGGTATGGGAGGTGCGCCGGCAGCTGCACCAAGACCGACCGTAAATCTGCGGCTCAGTAAATTTAACATGAATATGGTGCCCGATGATGCTGTAGTTCTTTTCATAGGCCGTCGTGGAACAGGTAAATCCTGGCTTATAAAGGATATCATGTGGCATAAACAACGAATTCCTATAGGTACAGTTATATCAGGAACTGAAGGTGCAAATGCTTTCTATTCCACAATTGTTCCTAGTCTTTTTATTCACGAAGAATTCAATTCGTCGATTGTAGGAAACGTGCTGAAGCGTCAGGACGCTCTAACAAAGCAGATACGTAAGGAGGAACAAGCAGGACGTAAGTCGGCTTTGGACCGTCGGGCTTTCATCGTTATGGACGATTGTATGTATGATAATAAGTGGGTGACAGACCGTGGAATTAGGTCTCTTTTCATGAACGGTCGTCATTACGGTCTATTGTATATCTTAGCGCTTCAGTACGTTTTGGGTATTCCACCTGTTCTTCGTGGACAGGTTGATTATGTCTTCATTTTGCGAGAGAACCAGGTGTCCTCTAGACGTCGTATTTACGAGCAGTTTGCAGGCATCTTTCCGACGTTTGAGCTCTTCTGTCAGATTATGGACCAGTGTACAGAAAACTACGAATGCCTAGTTATCCATAACGGTTCAAAGACAAATAAGCTTGAGGATTGCGTTTTCTGGTACAAGGCTGAGAGACATCCTGATTTCAAGATTGGATCTAGAGACTTATGGATAAAGTCTGCGGAATACGAACGACAGAAGGAGATCGCCGAATCACAAGGCAATCAAGGGAATAATTTAACGACTGCAGGAACGACGAATAAAGGCCCGATAGTTATGGTAAATAAATATTAAACTAATGTAGGATGCCTAGTAAAACGCTTAAAAATTTTCGTAATTCATTTCTTGAAAAAAGCAGTAAACGCCTTGTAAATTCATTCGGTCGTGCTTTGAACCAGAACGGTAAACCTTTGAATTCAAAACTTATGTTTACTAATAAAGTAAATAGGCGAGGAAAATCCATACGTAATTTATTAGGGACCAATTTGACAACAAAAGCTGGTATCTTTTCAACAAAGAAAGTTGGTAAACTACATCTGCCGTATACGAACGCACCCGCCATCCAAGCTGAAGCCTTAACACAAGAAAATAAGAACGCTGTTAGATACCGTAAAATAACAAATTCTTGGACACCACAAATACGCAATAATCCACGTCTTAATGAAACAAATTCTAAAGTTTTAGCGAATGTGTACGCAGCATCGGCTCCAAACTACAATTTTGACACTATGGTCGATGCAGTTTGGGCGAGAGATAATATTGACGATGCACACAAGATGGCCATTAGAGACCGCCTTTATGCATTGTATGATGAAGAAAACGACGAGAGTGAAAACGAAAACGATGCTGAACTACGTGCTTGGGCTGCTGCATCTGAAGCAGGTCGCCAAAGAATTGTTCAAGCTGCAGTACAACGTACTCAAGAAGAACCTTTGCTGGCCAGCCTCGATACAATAAGAAAAAAGTCACAGCCTAAACCTTCTTTGCCTGCATACTTTGCTGCGCAGGCTAAAGGTGTAAATGGTATATAAACCTAAAATGGCGACAAGACCAACATGGGACGAGTATTTCAAGGAAATCGTCCAAGTTACGGCAAAACGAAGTCCATGTGAGCGTTTACAAGTAGGATGTATACTTGTAAACGATAATCGTATAATTAGTCAAGGATATAACGGATATCTTCCAGGCTGCGGCCATAGAAGCATTGTTCGTGATGGACATGAACAGGCGACTGTTCATGCAGAGCAAAATGCGATAGCTGATTGCGCCAAACGTGGTGTGAGTTGCGCTAATGCCACGGCCTATGTCACCCACTATCCGTGTATTATCTGTACACGAATACTGTTAGCCGCTGGTATTAAAAAGATAAAGTATATAACGAACTACAAGAACGATGAACTAGTACAACTATTTTGTAAGGAACTACAGGTTGAACTAGAACAGATAGTCTGTCAATCAGGATGATTCGCTAACCACTCAAGCCATCGGCCTGCCATCCATTCATCCCAATCGCTCGTGATGAGAGAATCATCATATATATGAATACAATCGGCAAATAATTGCTTTACAAAGAAAAAGGATATTTGGCATTGAATACCACATTCTTGTATGTGTTGATACCAAGTCTCATTTAGTTCATTTATTTTTGCATGTTTCATATTCCTTAAAATGACACCAGTTGCACAATGATTTTTAGTAATTTCACTTAATCCTTTAGCAATCTGTTCATTTATATATTTCGTATAATTATCACTTTGTAATCTATATCTTTCCTGTTTAATAGCTTCAGCATATTCATCCCATACATTGTTAGAAAAGATATACCAATGCTGTCTCAGCATTATAGCATAGTCCTGTTCTATAAAATATTTATTGATATACTCTTCGATTAAAGGTATATTTGCTTGACCTAATTTGTTGTCTAAATAGCATACATAATCATAATCTTGTAGTTCCTTAAATTTATGTGGACACGACTTTATGTATTTTCCAATCATATTACTTTCATAGACGTCGTCGTTTATGGACCTATCATCCAAAACACCTATCCATTTGGTTTCCTGTAATTTTTCTAGCATTTTTATGTTGTTTGTGAAGTAATAACAGTTGTATTTTTCTGAAGGAAGTTCGGGTATTCTGAATGCTTTATTATCAGCGGATCCATAAAAATAAGCATAAAAAGCTAACTTCATTAGCATGTAAAATTATTATTTACTTAAAAAAATACCTTGAATGCGTTTATAAGAAGGATACAAAATCGTTTTGAGTAATTAAATGAAGATCACTTATGGTGTAGGTACTAATACTTTTGATGTTACTAATATATGCTTAACTAAACTAATAAAGAACAACGTTATTACAATCCCCTCCGGTGATGATACTAGAGCAGGTGTTTTTGGCGATCCTTTATGGGGAACTGTAAAAAAGGTCTTTATTGAAAAAGATGGTATTGTAACAGAATATGATCATACTTATGTAATAAAAATTAAAGATAATTTGATAAATGCTTTAAATAGATCTCAAATAGAATCTAAGCTTAATACTATGCATTCTAACTTGCGGTTAAACTATGGTAGTTTTGAAGAAGAAGGTCCTGAACAAAGAATGGTTCTGCGATATTTTACAGGTAAAGAGAAGGTTTTAGAAATTGGGGGTAATATAGGAAGAAATTCATTGATTATTGGTTCTATTTTGAAAGAGCACAACAATACAAATTTTGTAGTGATGGAAAGTGATGGAAACAGTTCTACTAAATTAAGTGAAAATAGAGATCTTAATAAACTTACATTTTTTGTTGAAAACTCAGCCTTATCGAAGAGAAAATTAATACAAAAAGGTTGGAATACAGTCGTTTCGGACACAGTATTAGATGGTTATTACTCAATAAATACAATTAAATTTGATGAACTTATTTCAAAATACAATATTCAGTTCGATACATTAGTCTTAGATTGTGAAGGTGCATTTTATTTTATTTTGATGGATATGCCTGAAATTTTGAACAATATGAACATGATTATTATGGAGAATGATTACTGGGATATATCAAAGAAACAATATATTGACGAGGTGCTAGTAAAAAACAATTTTTACAGAGATTACGTTGAGAGTGGTGGATGGGGTCCTTGTTATTCTAACTTCTTTGAAGTATGGCTAAGAGCCGATACCAGTACTTCCAAATCCGCCAGCACCGCGTAAAGTTGCGCCGCCAGGAATTTCTGAAACAATTCGCACTTCGTCCCAAGGTAGCAAATCAGGCGAGGCCAGCTGGAAGATACGCTGACCCAAGGTAATCTTGCAATTACCAATGACTATATTGTCGACTGGAGCCATGATCTTACCACGGTATCCAGCATCAATTAAACCCACAGAATTACTCATTCGTAGAAATAGTTTTGAAATACTGCTACGAGGAAGAAGCCAATAGGCACGAAAGAGGCCACGTGCCGTGTCGTAGAACGCAGCTATGCAGTTCTGGTCCAGTTTTTCAGCAGCCGCCTGAGGAAGAACATTAAACTCATTGCAGAAGAGGTCAAATCCTGCATCTCGGTCTGCATAGGCTTTTGCATTGTAGGCATTAGCGGCCGCACTGTAGAAACTATGGAATGCCTCATCTGGAAGAATGTAAAGAATGT